GATACATTTGATAAAGCTGAGAAAAGGCTAATGGACACAATAAAAGCTGGATTTATGCCATATGCAATGCTTTACAAAGATAAAGACGGTAACGAAGATCACGAATGGCGTAAGTTTCAAAGGTTGTGGCTTAGACCAACAATAGTTTATATGAGAAATAAAGAAATATTTCAACAGGCAGGTGAGGCACCATGAACCCACGCACATTAGAATACATCAAACTGTCCCGCTCATTTCGCGCAAAGCGGAAACGGCAAGCACGGCGGGATTTGCACGATATGGAGGCACAGATGACTAAGAGGGTTGGGAGGGGGAAGGGATGTTAACGCATTTTAGCTTATTCACAGGTATAGGCGGGCTTGATTTGGCGGCTGAATGGGCAGGATTTGAAACGGTTGGGCAATGTGAATGGGCTGACTATCCAACCAAAGTATTAGAAAAGCATTGGCCAGACGTGCCGAGATGGAGGGATATACGAAGTGTCACAAATGAGTCTATTAGAGAAAAAGGAATCAAAGGCATCACAGTATTGTCCGGGGGCTTCCCATGTCAACCGCACAGTGTTGCAGGAGAACGTAAAGCATCTGCTGATGAGCGTGATTTATGGGGTGAATTTGTTAGGGTCATTTGCGAGACTAAACCGAAATGGGTATTGGGAGAAAATGTATCAGGGTTGCTTACAAGTGAAGATGGACGGTTTTTCGGAGGAATTTTGCGAGATTTGGCCGGATTGGGGTATTATGTTGGATGGTCAGTGTATGGAGCCGAAAGGGTTGGAGCGTTTCACAAGCGTGACAGGGTTTTCATTGTGGCCAACTCCAAATGCAGTAGATTACAAATCATCAGCAAAGAGCCTTCAAACAATAGATTCCCGGCATCAACTTCATTGGAACATGATTGTTTTAAGGGAATATTACAGTCAGACAACAGAGTATGGCCGAGTGAATCCGAATTTCGGCGAGTGGTTAATGGGGTTCCCAATTGGATGGACAGACTTAAATGTCTAGGTAATGCCGTAGTACCACAGCAAGCCTACCCTATATTCCAAGCCATAGCAGATATAGAAAATATGGAGGCTAACCAATGAAAAACAAATTTGTTTACATAATATTGCTGCTAACTATATTAGGCTTCGTGTTCCGCTTCGTTCGCGACATACAGACGCTAACCGCCGAAAATGCCGCCTTAACGCAGCAGAACACCACGTTGCAGAAAAGCATGGCAGAGTTGCAGCATGTCATAGACGAGTATCGGCAGGTGGTTACAGGGCTAACAGAGGCAATTGAGCGGGATAGGCAGGAAGTGGAAAAGGTTGACAGGGGCTCCGACATTGTGCGATACAACCTGACCGACACCGAACGGGACTTAATCGAACGTGTCGTCATGGCTGAATCGGGCGGCGAATGCTTCGAGGGGCAGATGCTGGTATGCCAGTGTATCCTGAACGCCTGCGAGATAGACGAGATCAGACCAGCAGAAGTAATCAAGCGGTATGTTTACGCCAAGGGTAGACCGGAGCCGACGGACAGTGTTATCGAGGCGGTATCGGCAGTATTTGACCGGGGCGTGGAGGTGACGAGCGAGCCGATAGTTTACTTTTATGCGCCTGGGGTGGTCAAGAGTAAGTTTCATGAATCGCAGCGGTTTTGTTGCGAAGTGGGCGGGCATCGGTTCTTTTCGGAGAGGTAATCGCGGAATTTAAAAAGAGGGTGAAGGAGGATAAGACAATGTTAGAAATTGATTCTGTAATCACTAATGGCTATGTTGCGCCAGACACAATGGCGTGGTATTTAGAAAGAGGTTGGACGTTTATTTGTACAGTGCCAGCTAAATCGGCACATCCACATGCAATGGATACAGATAAACTGAGCATATTTTCAAAATATACGGAGTCCCAAACAGACGATTCGAAAACAGCTTGCAACAGGATATTTTAATTCAACATAGCAGGAATATGTGCGGGAGGAGTTGATGCCGGTTGGCAAATAAAACTGTGGAACTGAAGCTTGACGACAATCTTATAGAGAGGCTTGAGGAGTACGCAAAAGATAACAGCTATGGCGATATTGAGATTGTGATTGTATATGCGATATTAAAATTTTTACGAGCGAACGAGTATTTGAAATGAGGTGGTATTTATGCGCCGCCGCAAGTAATGGCGGCTGAGCAGACTATTTTCATTAGTATTGTTCCAAGCGGCACAAAAGACAAAGTTAAACTAAGGAACTTATTACGTTGAAAGGGGTGGTGACAATGTATATGAGCGGATTTGTTTGATTATAGCAATGGGGGCATGTACGTAGCGGCCTCATGCAAATATACGAAACGGATCGATTTAATAAGGCGGGTTAGATGCCCGCCTATATGGATGGATGGCGAAATTGGCAGACGCAGTGCAGCAAGGAGCAATCCCCATAGCACGACACCGTAAATCCGGATTGCAGGTTCGATTCCTGCTCCATCCACCAGCCGAAAGGCTAATAAATTTAGGGAGGTAAATGTATGAACAAATTGTTCAAAATTATGTTACTCGCGCTTGTTGTCATTATGGCGCTATCGCTTATGGGGTGCCAGCGCGAAGCCGACAAGGTAAGTTACAACCTGTCAATGGAGGCAGACAATTTCAATGTGGTAAGGCAGCTTACAGTAATCAACACAAGGGCAGAGGATGGCAACAATGCTGTGCTGTTTCAAATGACAGGTAACTTCTCCATAGAGAAGGAAACCGATGGGGATTTGGCGGTGATAGGTGAAGAACCCAACGGTACATATTACAAGCATTTTGTGTACCTCACAAGAGACATAAGTTATGTCGTGGAGCAAATTGAAACCAATACAGTGAACAAACACAAGTACGAAATTAATTTTAATCCCGAAATGATAATTCCAGTTGAAGCAGCAGTTATCGACTAGCAACACCGCCCGGCAGAGCGTAGAACGAGAAGGGGGAAGGTAGTCTGCAGCTGTCCTTCCCAAACAAAATAAATTTAGGGAGGTCGTTATGGAAAGATCAAATTTTATCAAGCTGTTAGAGGAATACAAGAGAAAGGCGATTCAGGAACACTACAACGAGTGTAAGGTGGAGGCTTCATTGCTGATAAGTGGAGAATTAAGGCAAGCCATAGCAGAGCTTGAGGTTGCCAGCAAAACCGTTAACTTGGGGCTTGATATGGTACAAAAAGAGGTTTACAAAATTGGCTCATTAAATGCATTGAAAACGTATTGCGGCAGTTTTTGCTACAGCTCAGCATCAACTCAAATTTTTGAAAACGTTATTTCTTCTCTAGCTTCAAAAATCCGCAACACTGCTGCAAATGACCAAAAAGAGAGTGAGATCAGAAACAAGTTCGATGCCGCAATAAGGGCAGCAAAAGACACAAGGTCACCAGTTAGACTAAAGGAATTGGCTGATGCGCTTGGAATCGAAACGCCTGAAATTAAGGTCGATTCAGACGTAAAGGCACAGGTTGACACGGAGTTTGTCAAGGAGAAGATCAAGTCAGTTTTATTGCTTAGCTAGGAGGCTATATATCATGGATGAATCAATCTGGACAGCAGTTATCATCATTGCCTTATTTTTCACGGCTGGCATAGCTGCATGGATTGGCGATAAATACCGCAAATGGCGAAGGTATAAAGCTAAACAGCAAGCATCGCAGCAGGTGGATGGCACTGACTGGCTGAGAAAGGACAAAGAAATATGAAATACAAAGAAATTCGGATTAACGGCAAATTAGTTTATTTGCATAGGCATCTCATTGAAGAGAAGTTAGGCAGAAAGTTAGCCTTCGATGAGGTAGTCCACCATGTAAACGGCGATGTTTTGGATAACAGAATTGAGAACCTGCAACTTATGACATCAAAAGAGCATGCAATACATCACGGTACGGGCAGGAAATGCAAAACAGAAGCAAAGGAAAGGATTGCCAAATCACTAAAAGGCACACCTAATTACTCTAGGGCACGGTACACAAAGAAACATCTTGAAGAATGGCAAGAAATGATAAATCTAGGCGTGCCCGTTAGGGAAATTTCACGAAGAACCGGAATAAGTCGAACTACTATAGTTGGCGCTTTAAACGGTAAAACCTTGGCGTATCTTCCTGAAAATTTAAGTAAGACTATGTCAAATTGATATTTGACTGTGATGTGCTGAAATTAAGCAACTTGGGCATGAATTGAGAAATATTACGCGGAAAAGGGGAGGTGAATAGTTTGGGTGTTTGGGTAAGAACGCAGGATAGCAAAACGTTAATTTATGCAGTTCACATTTACGTAGATCAACCTGTAAACGGCAATCAGATTTGTGGTATTTCTGGATTAGACAGTTTTGTTGTGTTAGGCAAATACTCTTCACAGGAACGAGCGTTGCAGGTGCTTGATGGGATACAACGGTTTATAGCTTGCAACGGCGAAATGAACGGCTGCAAATTTAACGTATATGTTATGCCGGCAGAATAAAAAAGGCCGCTCTGAGGCGGCAGAAGTAAACAACTAAGACTATTGTACCACAGGTACAGAAAAAGTAAAGAAAGGGGATGGGCGAATTATGACATTAAAAGAAAAAATTCAGCAGTGTAAAACTATGCCAGAACTTGATGCTTTAAGGCTTGAAATAGTCAGAGACATACCCAACTTTCCTGAAAATCAAAAGACGTTTATTGCGAAGTTAAATAAACTGCGAAGGATCCCTATGAGCGAAAGGAATTGGTGATGTAATTGAAAACAACGGTTGACACATATCACATGTCCGAGTGCTCCGATTTGGGCGAGGTTATTTCAAAGTTGAAGGAATTTGTGCCTAAGTATGAAGAGTTGGAACAGGAATATGCAGATTTGAAAGAAAGATTTGCGGAACGGGAGGAACGCATTGAAGAACTTGAAACGGAAAATGCGCTGCTGTTGAGGGAAAGATTGGGAGAAAAAGTTTAATCTTTCCTCCCTATGCCGCACTACATTGTAACCGAACGCGTGTGAGGGCAGTCGGCATCTGTGGGGGATTTAAGGAGAGGAAATATGAAAAAGTCAACAGTTGAACTTATTGAGAAAAAATTTGTTCGAGAATTTGAGGATATATCTTATGAAATCCGCAAGAACAAAAAGGAAATCAAGTAGCTTGCTGAAAAACAAAGGCAATTAAAAGATACTCGCAAAGCATTGTTTGAAATATTGAGACAGATAAGGGGTTATGGAAAAAATGATTAAATACGTTGACATTCCAGGCTATAAAAATTTAGGTGAAGCAAAAATGTTTTCACATCTTTATCAGTTTATAGAGGATGGTAAAGATACGCCTATGATAATTCTTGTACACGCATATGAGTGTGACACTAAAATTTTCAAAGGGTTTGCATTTCTAAAAACAGGCACGTATAAAAGCGTTCCTTTGACAGAAGAAGAAAAATTAAAAATTGAATCAGCAACTGGCGAGGCGGAACAGATTAATTTTCTTGAATTTATTAAAGGCACAATATTAGAAGATTCCTATAAGGATTTTAAAGAATTGGAGGTCACACAATGAAATTTTTAGGCTTTATCCTAATCAACAACAGGCGCGGCAAATACGCCATTGTGGACATTAAAGAACGGGTTGAGCAAGTTTATTGGACTAATGCTGTAGGTGGCAATGAGGCGGCGTATGCGGCGTACAGGGCTATTACAGGGGCAACGGTGCAGGAGAGCCACAAGGTTGTAAAACAGTGGATAAAGGAATGGGAGGGGAAGAAATAATGTATAAAAACTTTGAATGTCCAGATGGGGCGGAAATAGAAATTCAGTCATGTTTGAAAGAATGCCAGAATTGTGATAGATGTCTATCACTGCCGACTCTGCGAATGATAGCAGAGCAAAGACCGTGGACAGGTAAGCCAAGCACAACGCAACTTTTGAAGGGTACAAGGGAAGCGTATTTAGAAATCATATATGATGATTTAACGATGAAACCCAAAGACCAGGTATTTCGGCTTTTAGGAACAAAAGCTCACGATATGCTTAATAAGTTTTCCATAAATGAGTTGAGCGAGGATAGGTTGGAAGATGATAACGCAACCGGAGCATTTGACTTGTATGATGCTGAAAACCAAACTTTGTATGACTACAAAACATGGGGAAGTTACAAGGTCATGAAAGCTCTTGGAATTGAAATGGTTGATGTTGAAACTGGAGAGTTTTACAAGTCAGGCGAGAAAAAAGGTCAGCCAAAAACACGCAAAGAACCGCGACAAGGTACTCCCGATATGAAGGACACTGAACTACAGTTGAACCACTACAGGACATTGATAGAGGCTGCAGGTTTTCCGGTTAAGTCTATGTTAGTTGAGGCGGTTGTGAGGGATGGCGGTACATTTTCAGCCACAGGCAGGGGGATAACTGAGAATGTCTACCTCATACCTGTGAAGCGTTTACCTGACGAAGAGGTGAAAGAATATTTTACCGCAAAAGCAGATGCATTAACAAAAGCACTAGAAACCGGAATAACTGAGCCTTGCACTAACGAGGAACGATGGGACGACCGGAAATGCAAAGATTACTGCGGCGTTAACATGCACTGTGATTATTACCTCAATCTTACCGCTGAATGTCGCGAGGTGATTTAAGTGAGCCTTTTTGTAAAAATGTACAACGTAATGAACGAATCTGAAGCAATTGAAAAAAATATGGAAGTTGGCACGGGCAAGAATGCTTACAAGGCGATATCAGAAGCCACTATCTTGAACATGATTAAACCCCTGTTCAAGAAATACGAGCTTATCATATTCCCCATTTCTGGAGATATAAAAGATCACTGCATGACATGGGATAAGACGGACTATGACGGTAAAACTTCTCAAACGCTCAGAGCAATGACGGAGCTCAAAGTTACATACAGAATTCTTGATATTGAATCAGGAGAATTTCAGGACGTTGTAGGTTTTGGCAATGGTGCAGATTCACAGGATAAGGGCGCGGGTAAGGCATTTACTTACAGTTTAAAAAATGTTCTTAGCAAAACATTTATGCTGTTCTCTGGTGAGGATACAGACAATGAACATTCTGACGATATAGGTAAGCCATCACAAACCCCACAGAAACCCCCACAACAGAGTAAACCAGTACAGACAGCAAATAACCCACCGGCAAAAAATAAACCTGATGGTGGCTCAGAAAAAGCATCAAAAGAACAAGTCAAAGCTGTGTTTGCCGCAGGGCGTGAACGCAAAGAAAGATTCCCTGACTTTGATATGTTTCAGTTCATTGATAAACAAGCTGATGAAGGGAAAATTTCTACAAAGTGGACGTATGCAGATAAAGAAAAAACAAAAATTAATTGGACTTTACAAGACATTGAAGTAATTATGGATTTGTTGGAGTTGCCGTTTTGATGTATCCAAAGCCGATTTATAAAAAGTCGCGAAAGATAAAATTTCCTCCGCTATTTGAGTTGGGCTACTGTTTTAATTGTCTCAAAACTTTCGGACTTGAACGGCATCATATTTATGGTGGCAATCCCGACAGGAAACATTCAGAGACTTACGGACTATATGTTGATTTGTGCCATACATGCCATTTGAGCGTGACGGACGAGACAGACAGGAAATTATCAACCCAACTCAAAATAGAGGGTCAGGAACGATTTGAGAGCGTTTATGGGCATGAAGAATTTATGCGGATATTTGGGAGGAATTATTTATGAACAGTGGTCAAGATTTAGTATTAGCGCTCCAAGAACAAAGAAGACTTTTGATTGACACCGTTACGGCTATGAAGGTCACCGGAAGAATGCTTGCTGAGGCAACAAAGAAATATAAAATTGCACTGCGTAAAGAAATTTTAAAGCTTCACGTATCCGATGGAGTTGCCTGGACAGCTTGCTATGAACTTGCGTTAGGTGAGGATACAGTAGCAGAGTTAAGATTTATCCGTGACATAAAGCAATCTGACTATGATGTGTGCATTGAAAAGATTAATCAAATTAAGATGGAAATGCGAATATTAGATAAAGAAATTGAGCAGGACAGACAAGGTTGACTTATTTCCTTTGAGGGCATGGGATAAGAATAGAGTGAGAAAGGTTCTACATCAAGGGATAGCCCTCTGTTCCTTGAACACTGGGGGTGAAAGATTGGCAAGAAAGCGTATGATAGACCCAAGTTTTTGGACTGATGAAAAATTAGGCGAATGTACGGTGCAGGAGCGATATTTATTTATGGGGTTAGTATCTAATTCTGATGATGAAGGTTATGGCAGAGCAAATCCGAAGTTGTTAAAGTCTTCAATTTTTCCGTATGACGACTTACGAGCTTCCGATTTAGAAAAATGGCTCTCCCGGTTAGGCGGATTAAATTTAGTAGTCTTGTATGCTGTAAAGGATCAGGCCTATTATTATCTCCCTAATTTTCTTAAATATCAGTCAATAAATAAACCTACCAAAAGTCAGTATCCAGGTATAAACCAAGCAGAAAACACCACTACTGTACCGCTACTTGATGACTACGGTAGTGATACTGTAGGACTACCGCCTAATAGAAAAGAAGAGAATAGAATAGAAAAGAATATATTGTGCGAGTTTTTTGAATCAGTTTGGAAATTGTATCCGAACAAAAAAGGTAAAGCACAAGTGAGTGATGCTACAAAAAAGAGGCTGTTTTATATTGGACTCGAAGAAATGAGCAAATGCATAGAACGTTATAAAGCATCTAAGCCAGATTGGCAGCAATATCAAAACGGTAGCACGTTTTTTTACTCAGGCTATGTTGACTACCTTGACCAAAATTACCAAAATGACAAACCTACAGACAATTACAGGAGGTCAGAGTAATGGAGTATCGCACACCGCCACAGAACATTGAAGCAGAAGAAGGGGTTATTGCAAGCCTTCTTCTTGACAAAGAACTCTTGTCTGAAATCATCCCCATGCTGGCGGCAGAAGATTTTTACCGCGAAGACCTCCAAAACATATACAAGACTATTGCTGAAACATTTAATTCCCATAAACCTGTAGACATTATCACTGTAGCGGACAAATTGGGCATGGAGCATCTTGATTATCTTACCAACATAACAAACAGGCTTGTAACTCCGCAGAATGCCAAACACTATGCAGGAATTGTAAAAGGCAAATCAATCAGGAGGCAGTACATAGACAGGGCAAAAAAGGTTATTGACCTTGCATACAGCGGTGACTATGAAACAGTAACAGACTTTAAAAATGACATATTTCAACTGCTTGATGTTGACATTAAAGACCAAAGCAAAGAGAAAAACACGATTGAGTATGTCGTTAATTCTACGCTAAACAGGATTGAGGGAAGATACAAAAACACTAACCCAAGCAAATTGTTATATGGTTTTCCATGGCTTGACAAAATGACAGGCGGTGCACACGGATCCGATTTAACAATCATTGCGGCAAGACCTTCAATCGGCAAGACTGCATTTTCATCCAACGTAGCAATAAATATAGCATCTAAGGGTAACGCGGTGGCAATGTTTAATCTTGAAATGGACAAAGAAAGCTTGATTGAAAGAACACTTGCTAACGAATCCGGAGTAGATGGGCAAAGAATACGGTATGGTAAGACTTTAACGGACGATGATTGGGCAAAGTTGGGTATGGTAGGCGCAGAGATAGGATCGTACAAAATTAACCTGTATGACACGGTTTTTAAGCTGGAAGACATAAGGGCAGAATGTCGATCACTGAAAAATAAAAATATGCTTGATTTTGTGGTAGTTGATTATCTCCAGCTTGTAGATACAACCAAAAAGACAACAGGAAACACCGACAGAGTAAGCTATCTCAGCCGGCAATTTAAACTAATGGCAAAAGAATTTAAAGTGCCGATCTGGCTATTGTCTCAGCTTAACCGCTCCAATGAACACGACAACCGGAGGCCAAAATTGATAGACCTGAGAGACAGCGGAAGCATAGAGCAGGATGCAGACAATGTAATATTTCTTCATGATGAAAATTATGGAAAATATACGGAGGACATGGACGATCAGACAGTACCAATTGAGTTGATAATAGCCAAACAACGAAACGGGAAAAGAGATATCTACAGGGAAATCGGATTTAGAAAAAGTGTCCAGAGATTTGTAGAATTGGAGGTCAGAAATGATAATTACGCCGGAACAGCTCAAAAAAGCAAGCAACGTAGAAAAATGCCGGATGATGAAAGAGATAATTAGGGGCGAAGCAACATATAGCAAAACACAATCCGGCTGCATTATCCCGGACGAAGAAATAGGAGGGAG